GTCATTTCAGCTAACTCCCATCATCTGTGATTCGTATTCGAGAATGTCCTGACGCAGCAGCTCCTCGAATTCTTCTATTGCCTCGGGGAGATCATCCATCTGGAGATCCCACTCGGCTGGATAGCTATTATCTGCTTCGCGTGTCATTCTCTCGCGGCTGTACTTACCTTTGTAGCCGACGTGATATACGACCTTCGTCTCTGGATGGGTGAACATAATCACCCCGGAAAAACTGCGGCCTGTAGTGATCATTAGAAGTGCTCCTCTCCTGAGTCTGTTGCTGCTGGTTGATGATAATGATCTGGGTTGTCGGAGAAGAAGGTTGGTCCCTGTATTGTTCTGGGATATAAGGGAGACGGTAGACTTCCAATTGGCGCTCCGTTAAGTTGCTCCGTTCTTCTGCTTTCACGGGTCCGCACAACAGCAGGCCAAAGAGCATCCCTAATAGTACCAAGGCTGCTGCCTTTAGGAGGTCCATCCATATGGACGCTAAAAGGTAGTAGGTTTGACTGCTCACATACTTGCGCATTGTAATCCTCCAGTAATTTATTAAGCTTGTCCATGAACTCTGTGCTCTCGTCGAGAGGGCGATTGAATTCATCAAACACTTGTCCATTCCATCCATCGAACGAGATAGAGAAGCCAGCACGGAAGCCAGCCGCAAATGCTTTCTTCTCGTCCATAGTCATAAAGCTCGCGTTCTTGATAGCAGGGATAGGACCATCAGGGCAGTTCGGATAGGTGCATTCACTAGCTGAACCGCAATCACACTTATGCACGTTCTAATCCTCCACGTCATCCATGATGTTGATATGATCCATCTCCCCATTGGGGTTCCATGTCCAGATCATACAACCTTGGCGGTTATTGTACGGTATACCATACTTGGCAATGTCTGCCTTAGTAGGAATCCTCTTGACTACATACGTAGTTCTTGCTGCGATGTTGGCGAGGGACTTGGAAACAGAGCGAAGCTCAAAGCCCGTCTTAGCTGCAAGCTGCGGAGTAGATGCTTCGTTATCCAACTCAGCGAAGACTTTCTCCCAACGCAGGATCTTATCCGTAAGGACACGGATAGCAGCTTCCTTCCTCTTAATTGAGGACATGACGTAGGTTTTCCTTTGACCTACTTCAGCATTGTACATAGGCTTTACTTCAGCCTGAATGTATGCTTCGAGAGAGAATGAGAACACGACACCTGGTCCTTCACAGTGATGGATGTTGTTTGAGAAATAGAGGCGATTCATGGCGTTTATCTCAATAAGAAGAAAGAGAAAGCCCCCTATACTAGCGGGGCCGTTGGCGATTGGTTACTCTTTCGCTTTGCAAGCAGGAGCGGCAGCCGCATACTTGGACGTGCACAGAACAGCCACAGCATCGGTAGTCATACCGAGGTTCTGGAAGCTGCGGGCAGTCTCACGGACACTGCATTCGTCGTCTGTCCACGAAGTTCCTACTGATCCACCACCACCGAGCCAGCTTGCGCCAGCCGTTGTGCTTCCCATGCATGGTGCAGTAGGATAGACGTTACCACCGTACACATTCGGCACGCTCTTCACTTCATATTTGCCGGAGTAGTCCAGCTTGCCAGAGTCGGTGACCACGGTATTCTGCACATTGCCGCCGTTGTTGTTGCGCACGTCAGTAGCAGTCAGGTTGTTCGCAGCGGCCGTAGCCTTAGCCCGGCTATCATTGCTGATGCGGGTGTTAGGAGCATTGACCAGTCCTTGCATCTGACCTTGGCCTTGAAGTTGGGCTTGGCCTTGCAACTGGCCTTGCGCTTGTCCTTGATCCTGACGCGGAGCATTGGTGTTGATATTGGTATCGCCACTACCGAAGCTCGTAGCAAAAGCCGACGAAGCAGAGAGCATAGCGATAACGAGAACAGTCTTTTTCATGGTAGATCTCCTAGGTTGGTGCTGCAAAAAGGCCAGTACGGAATGTACCGACCAAACTTTAAGAAAAGACTCCGATAAGGAAGCAGAGAAAGAGGATGAAGCCGTAACAATACCAGCCGAGTTTGCTATCTTTAGGCGCATTTTCTGCGAAGGGGATGTGAGGAAAGGGATCAGTTCTTACTGACTTCTGAATCCGCTCACTCTGTGGGAGAGAAGAACCGAACTTAGTCTTCATTGCCACCCCTCCCAATCTTCTTGGCCCAATGCTTATCCATGCTATGCATGGCATACATCAAGTCAGAGACAACATTCAGCGCAGTCTTGCGGTCCATGGTGATACGAGAAGTCATGCCAGGATTCTGCACAGTGACGGAATACTGCTCGACCACGATATCCTTGTCGTCACCCACAGCAGACACGATCAACCTTCTGGTTTGACCACCGATAACATTAGAGCGTTTGTTCTCAAATACAGTTTTCATTTCCTTCTCCTCTTTCTGCGTGATAAAAACATTATGCAAAACTCCCTCTCGTGGAGGGAGCAGAACATAAAGTTCTCGTGTTACTTGCGGATGATGCGCAGTTGCACGTTCTCGTAGAAGCCAGTACCATCAGGCTTCGCCGACTTCTTGATCGTCAGGCGGCAGTCGAATGTCGTGCCCTTGATAGCATCCAGCATCCCCGGAATACCACCGACGCCAGTAAGATCATCGGCGCCAGTAATTTCCTTGACACGCTTCTTGAAGAAGGAGACGCCCTGCTCGGTAGCGGTGAAGGTTTCCGTGAAGATACTACCATTGGGCACCGGAGGCTCTTTGTCAGCCAGCGAATACGTTTCGTTGATGCCGTAGGTGATCTTGATACGCTGCTTGGAGTTCTGATCCTTGTCCTTGTACTTGTCGATCACTGCGTCATTGACGGACAGAGAATACTCGCCAGCAGGAGGCGTAACGTAGTCAGGAGCTTCGGCGATACCGTCGAGAACGTCATCGGTGATGGCTTCGAGGTCGAGAATGGTTGCTTCGGTCATAATTGAAAGTTCCTTCTAAAGGGTTAAACAACTGAGATAAACATACTACATGGGTACTGCTACTGCACTAGGTAAGAATACCACCCTCAACGAGGATAGCACGCATACTAAGTTCCTTGCTCTTTTCAATGGCTGCATTGACGCGGCTGCCAGTGATGTGATTGGGCTTGTACGTGGAAGAAGAACCTGCTGCGTGCTTGCCCAGCTTGATCTCGGTATAGATAACAGTCCCGAAATACTTAGCAACCTTGCTGCAGAATGCCTTCGTTCCGACTAACGGGAGAATCTTATCCCGCTTGATTCCGTTGACTTCCTCCTCATAGATAAGCTCATGCGTGATCATGACAAAGTTGGTATAAGTAGCAGCTTGAATGACACTCATAATATCACCCAGCCACTTGACGACCAGTCCATACTCGTCCCAACCCGGCTTGTACTCGATCGGCTTACCCGCGCAGGCCATTGCTAAGGCAGAATCGCCTAGCTGTGAGCCTGAGTCTATGACGATCAAGTCATTGTGAGTGCAGTCTTTCAAGCAGAAGGTAGTATGTCCCTTCCCCTTGCATTCCATACACCCAACCTTACCATGAATGTCACAGATTTCTATGGGGGTCTTAGCCGAGAGCATCTTCAGAACTGTCTCAATGCCACGGGGCAGTTCACGAGTATCTGGGATCTTGATAAGATTGATCTTGTCCAGTTCCTCATTACTAAGGCCCATGTGCAGAAGAGTTTCAGCCCCATTCTCCACATCAATCCAGAAGATACGCTGGATCTCAGGGATTCTTGCTGCTGTTCCGACCAGTTCAGTCTTGCCAGTCTTGCTCGGTCCGTAGATCAAGATAGAATGGTTTGGCTTCTGGTGGGCATGCAGTTTATTAGCTAACTCGGAGAGTTTCATGCTATTCCTTTTCCGCTTTCTGCCGCCTCCATTGGAACGGCTGGTTATGAGGAGCACGAGGATTGTTCCGCGCTTCCTGTGTAGGAGCCGACTTCTTAGGCTTCGGCTCCGTCTCCTTCTTTGCATGCTTCTGCACAAGCTCTTTCATCTCTTCTTGCCAGCTCATTTCATGCCTCCTTTCTGTGCAAGGCGCTTCTGATTCTTCCTGATACGCTTCTCTTGAGCAGAGATCATAGCCCTCTTAGCAGATTCGCTAGGCTCTTTCTCGCTAGGCGCAGGATCAGCTATGAGCATCTTTGCTGTATGGACATACGTATCACGCAAAGCTGCTGCCATGACCATCATTGCTGTTATCGTACCCTTGCTAATCGTCATTGATCAACTCCCTCTCGATAAGAGTAGCGTAGCCTGCGATGTCATGCCAGCTATCCACATGATTGTTATCGCCATTAACAATACGAGCCATCTTCTGGCAGATATTATCCAGCGCTTCCAGCTGACTGTAGGTGAAGGGAATCCTCTGGCAAGGCTCTAGCAGAACATCCTTCAACCGCTGAGAGGTCTTGGCAACATCGGCGAATTTACCATGAGTCTTCTCTCTTTCAGCGAGAGTCTCTTCCACATTAGGCATTGCCTTCTCCTGCCAGGATGGAAGAGATACGCTTGACAGTAACATCATCGACGCTGCCAAGGATAGCCTGACGGAACTGCTGCTTCATGTTAGCCTTGTAGCTAATGGCGAGAAGCTGAGACAGATCCCTGTTCTTCCTCTGTTCTTGCATGTAGGATTCCATGTCGACCTTGCCGACGATCCACTTGTACTGTGTGGTTTCATTCGGCTCGATAGCCAGTTCTTCATGCACACTGGTAACGAGGACAACCTTCGGTACATTAGAAACCATGTCTCGAACGATCACGAAGTCCCCAACTTGAAGATCAGTGAGGTTCGTAAGGTAGGTGTATTCCTTCGTACTGACAGCATACGCTGCTGTAAGATTGCCCAGATCGAGAGACATACCCTGCTCTCCCTTCTCGAAAGCACTGTCTTTGAAGAAGCGAACGCCGATAGTACGGGCATCTTCGCGGAGGAAGGCAACGATATTCTTGTCCATGATTACATCCTTTCCATGTGATTTGCGATAACTGCATCAAGTTCGTAAACGAAATCATATTCTATCTCGTCTACTAGCGGCTCCTTGTACCGATCCAACGCGTGAAGCTGACAGGTGGAGAACTGTCTGCACGGCCTCATATACTGTAAGCAGTTGTGGCCTCGCATTGGAAAGACGTTTATCTCTAACATGCCTTCCAGCCTTTGAACATCCATTAGCATGGAGATAAACCAGTTGTATCTGTCAGAGAGCGTCTTGTTGAACAGAAGTGGGTGGATGATAGGCTGATAGCCATTGCCAGCACCAAGCTGCCCAACAAAGTAATACACTCCGTAGTCTGACTTCTCTTCTCCGGCGATCGTATCAAGCACAATGCTATATCCGAGAGCCTGACCAGAGTTGGCATACATAGGAGACAGGTCAAACAGTTGCAGAGCAGTTGTCTTATTCTCTAAGACTGCATACATGCCAGTCCATTTGTTCCTCAAGATCACGTCAATGTAGCCGACGTAATAGAAGGTCTCGTTGATATTCAGCCGGAAGCTAAGCTCAACGGCAGGCTTGTTCTTGAAGGTAGCAACTTCCCAATCCTCCATGATATTATCCAAGTGCGAGAAAGACGCTTCAAGGAGATTGATAGAGACTGTTTCGTTGCGCTTCTTCTCTTCTACGATAGGCCAGTACGTAAGCCATGCCGCATAGAGTGCTGCCTTCTGGTCTTGCGTGAGGAGGTAGGTGGCTACACCCTTGCCGAATGCGTGGCCAAGGATAGTAGAAGGATAGTCTTCCTTCTCCATCTCTCCAACTAGCAAGCGTTCGAGTTGAAACTTACGCTCACAAGTGTGGAAAGAGTTAAGAGCAGAGTAGGAGAGACGAATTCTTCCTGTTTGCTCATTAACAGCCATTGATGGTTGCTCCATTGTCAGAGCCATTGTCGAAGTGGAACTCATAGTACAAGTCCTGATCCTTCACTTCGTAGGTCTTCTTGATGTGCTTCAGGTGCTCTGCTTTCAGCCCGTCCATACGCTTGGGCATCATAGTATACAGAGCGGTGACGATCATGCGAATGGTACGCATACGAACAACCTTAGTCGTAAGCATGGGCAGTTCGTCAATGAGCGCCTCGATATAACCGAGTTGGGCGGGAGAGACTGTAATCATTTGCTTATTAGCGGGCATCTTCTTTCCTTCTTTGCGTAATGTGTTGCGTGTTAGAAATCTTCGTCGTCGAGAGCAGCAGCCAGTTCAGCAGCCGAGAGCTTCTTGACAGCAGGCTTGGCAGTACCAGCCTTCTTGGTAGTAGTAGCCACGATAGCCTTATGCGTCAGCTTACGCAGAGCCTCTACCAGCAAGCCAATGTCCTCGTCCATCATGAGAGCACAGGCACTGGGATTCTCTTTGAGAGCGGTCTTAAGCTCACGCATCTCGTTAGCAAGATCAGCCTCGCTAAGAGCGTTAAGCAGTGAGATACGCTGCGAGATTTCAGAAGCAACTTCTTGTTCCGTTTGAAGCATGGACATACTCTTTCTCCTATGAAATTAAAACTCACCATCAGGTATTGCAATCTTCTTGATCAGGACCGTGCTCTTATGGTTCAGCATGATCTTGAGGTCGACATCATCATCTGCGTTCGGCTCGCTGGTAATGAAGGAGAGCGTGCTTGAGTCAGGAGTAAGACCATCTTCCTTCATCTTAGCTGCTTGCTTAGCCTTGACATTCTTAAGGCCAGTCTTAACACGCTCCACATCTTCTGCTGCGATGGTGATAATGATCTCGTCATTCAGGGCGACAGTGGCTAGGATCTCAGCAAAGGTCATCCTTTCAAGTTCTTCTTCAGACATAATAATTTCCTTTACCTTGTAATCCACAAAATCGAAGTATCAGTGTAGCCAGAAAATTCGGGGTTGTCAAGGGGTTTAATACTTTCCTTGGCTATGATCTCCAAGATACGTGGAAGGTATATCGGTGGAGTGTTCAACTGAATACGAGAGATCGTGCAGTAGAGACGATGCAGATGCTCAGTCCTAAGCGGTGGGTTGTACTGCATGTACTGATTGAACAGAATCTGTGCAGGAATAGGCACAAAGGTATTCAGTACATGTATATGGTTCTCATCAAGAAGCAGCCACCACTCATACTCAGGATGGATACCATAGAGAGCATATGGGGAGCGTATCAGGGGAGCCATCACAGCAAGGAAGAGAGGATCAACGACGTTATTCGATAAGAACTTCGTATTCGCAGGGATGTAGTGGTCGATTTCATCCTCAAGAATATCCTCTGCGAAGATACTAACTTCCTTCCTCTCCTCCACATTTGCTTGTGGATTCTTCCTTGCTGCTAGAATCTCAGCTATGCCCATGGTATTCTCCTTATTTAGTACAATAGACGTTGCCGATATCCATTAGGCCAGAGTTGAAGTATTCGATCTTCTCCTCGATACTGTTGCCCTTGATGCGAGGATTCTCAATAGCCTTCCTGATCATGAAGTCCTTGGTAATCAAGATGCATTGCTCTCTTGCCCGTGTGACAGCAGTATAGAGAAGCTCACGGAAAGCCATCACACTATGATCCTTGTGGAAGAGAATGAATACCTTCCTCCACTCACAGCCTTGAGCCTTGTGCACAGTGAGAGCGTAGCCAAGAGAGAAGACTTGCGGAGAGAAGTCGCCAACAGCATTGCATGTTACTTCCCTATCACCTTCTATAAGCAGGGTGACAACATGGCTTGCACTCCGAAGCAGGTTATCATCCTTGTCATCAAGCAGCTTCTCAAGATCAAGCTCAGAGTAGCCAGCAAGGACCAGATCATCTTCTTCCTCAGCTTCTTCTACATTGATGTAGGTGCCGAAGCGTGTCAGGCCCGGAGAAGGATGCTTAGGCTCTTTGCCATGATATTCCATATTCCGATTGATGCTAATGATCTCACCGACTTGCTTGTTGTACATAACCTTATCGCCAACAGCAAGATACAGCGTGGAGATTCCAGCCTTGACTTCATAGACGACTGCACCACGTGCAATACCTTGGAACTGTGCAATCCACTTGTTGATATTGTCTGTGCCCAAGTCTTGCTTATTGAAGGGCGACAGAATGATGTCTTGCAGAGGATCATATCCACTGCCTTCTTGAAGCAGTTCCTGTGCAGCAAACTTGGGAAAGGCTTCACCGATCATCCGAGCTAGTCTAGCTTGGGTGTGCTGTGTATCACCGTTGCGCATAATCTTGAAGTCTTTGCCTTCTTTCAAAGGAAATTCTCCACGCAGGATGCGGTGAGCGTTCTCAAGTATAAGACTCTCTTCTGCCTGTCTGTATACGTGAGTCAGTTCGACAACAGGAAGCTGAACAAGTGCATAGTTCAGGATGCTCTTGTCCATAACAGGAGGAAGCTGGTTAATATCACCGATGAAGATGATCTGCGTGCCCGGACGCATAGCTTCATAGAGTTCATTCCACAGCTTAAGACCTACCATGCTGCTTTCTTCTATGATCAGATGCGTAATGTCGAGTTGATTGAAAGCAGTACGCTTGGGAACGAAGCGCATCTTCTCCTTCTCTGCTTCATCATCCCAATAGAATTCGGGAGCATATTCCAGCAGATTATGGATGGTGGTGATATTATGCACCAGCACAGCTTCGAGATCAGGATTCTTGTGAATGGCCCTCTTAAGGTTTCCAGTAGCAATCCGTGTGTAAGCAACGAATGCGATGGAAGGAGCCTCTACACGAATAGGCGTGCCTTGGATGCGGAAAGTATGCACACCCAGTTTATTCTGTGAGAGGAGGGCCGCAGCAATCTCACGCTGTGCAGTAGTCTTGCCAGTACCAGCAGCACCGACCAAGCAGAAGCTCTTACCATTGAAGGCAAGTTCCTTTGCAAGCAGCTGCTCTTTGTTCAGCTTGATAGAGAGGGAGAAGGTTTCTACTTTCTTCTCTTTTTCTATGTATTGGGGGACAGAAGAAGGGATAATGACAGAAGGAATCTCCTTGCTTTCAGAAAGCAGGTGCTTCTTAGCAAGGATCTCCTTTATTGACAGCGGCTTTGTGGGTGCAGCAGGAGCAACAGGAGCAACAGTAGGAGCAACGAAGACTGGCGCGGTAGCTTCGCAGGCCTCAGCTTCTACGTTAAGCTTGCTAAGTTCAATAGCTTGGGTGGCAGCAGCTTTCTTAGCAGCCAGAATGTCTTTAAGAGAGGTCATTTTATTCTTTCAGTTGTATTTGGAGTTGTGAATCAGAAGTCGGGGTCATCAAGGCCAGCAAGTTCAGCTTCTTCTTTGCTCTTCTTAATCTGTTCTTCGCTCAGATCATGAGGCAAGCCGAAGTTCTCTGCACAGATAGGACCATAGCCATAGAAAACAGAAGCCTTCTCTACCAGTTCCCTACCACAGAAGCAGCAGCTGCCATACTTCTGCCCATGCAGTTTAGTATTGTACTTGGGGAAGGAGGCAAAGGTTTCAATCTCTTTCTTCAATGCTTCTTCACCCTTGGGGTAGAAGATCAGATCAGAATCTTTATTGACAATCTTGCCTTGATACACACTGTCCAGTTTAACAGCGATGTAGCCCTTAGATGCCAAGGTGAAGGCGACCTTAGTTCCTTCTGCTGACGTGAAGCGAATAGAAGGATACTTGAGGGTCTTACGAGCAAGCAGAAGCATTTCGAAGATCTCAGCGTATTGGTCAATTCTAGAAGTCATGATTTAATGTTCCTTTAGGTTAGAGATTGTATTGAGCTAAGCTCAGGCTGTACTCTCCATTGTATATGGGAAAGCACAGCAGGAAGTTACTCGTTACAGAATAGGATAGATGTGCCCATCTTCCGGCCGACGATTATCATTATCGAATTCAAACGCCAAGCAAGTATGAGGATTGTCATTCCACAAGGTATTGAATTCGTCGACAGTCCAAGAGCCTTCAAAAGATTCCCAGAAGGCATCAACCTGATCCTTATCCATTGACAACATAGTACGAGTGTTGTCATTGTACATCCAGCGTTGAGGAGAGAAGTGGCCGAATGCAATCATGCGTCTTTCTTTGCGGTTCATCTTAATATTCCTTTAGGTATGGAGCCAGTTACGGAATTCACGGTGGGTGCGAGAAGTACCTCTTGCCTTGTGATACTTAGCCAAGTCTTGAAGCCACTCCACTCGTCTACCAAGGTTAGTAGTATCAGGATACCGCCTGCCGAGGATATTCTTGAGAGTAAGAATCTTTGATGGCCAGTAGTTACTGGTGCTCTCACGAGCTTCTTTTATCTGCGCCTTGTATTCCTTGTCCAGCAGACGTTGGATACTGGCCCGCAACATCTTGATATACTCTGCATTGCATTCCTTCCAGCGATTAGGGGAGGGGATAACAGAAGTAATCATCGGGCTATTAAGCGTATTGCAGAGATAGCAAAGATTCCCTTGTCTTATTTCATCTTCTGCAAAGAGTTGCTCAATCAGTTGAAGAAGGAAGTCTGCGTATGTATTGTTCATGATATTAGCCTTTAGAGAGAAATAGAAGATTACTTCTTGGAAGAAGGAGAAGGAGAGCGGTGAAGTCTTGCCATAGCGTACAGTCCAGTAGTACGCTCTTGATAAGATACGATACAGTAAGCAGATCCTTCATTCTTGAGAGTCTGCCGTACATGATTATCACAGTGCAGAATGTAGTCCCTGCCCTTGAAGTTAAGATACCGATTGTTCAGATCAATATCGTAAATGGTGCGCACATCAAGGACAGCTTTGATAATGTCACTGTGTCCAGTAACGCCGAATGTTTGCCGAAAAGCCATGATATTACCTCTTTCTATGTTGTGAAGATTAGCTCATTGTACCAACAGCAGGTATAAGTCTTCTTGCTGCCAGAATCTCTGAGAGAGTAGGCTTAGCTTTGACAATAGAAGAATCATCCATTGCCCGGTCCATGAAGTCATCGTCTAGCACGTCGCTATACTTCTTCAACGTGTTGATGATACTGTCAGCATTAGGAGAATCGAACAGCGCCAGCTTGTCGATCAGCTTAGAGCGCATGCTAGAATCCATTGTGATGATTGTCATGCCTTCGCTGATATAATTAAGCACAGTAGCTAGCTTAACGCCGCAGAGAGGATCTTTGCAGACTATAGCGATGTTGGCTTTAAGTGCCTTCTTATCATCTACTGAGATATTCTTGGGCTTCTTAGCAACCGGCGCATTAGTGGAGATGGTAAGTTCTTCTATTTCCACATCTTCTTCTGCTACCGGATGCAGGATAGCATTGCAAGCCTTGAGCCAATCCTTCAGCATGTCTTGCGTAGAAGAATGTTCCACAAGCTGAAGCATGGAAGCAAATGCCAGCTTAGGCATGGCTACTAACTTACGGGAAGGAATCTCTTTGATGTGCTTGATAGTAGACACAAGCGAGTATGTTGTGCAGAGCTGCAAGGCGATGTTGCAGTCTATACTCTTGATGTTATGCGTTTCGCAGAGATTAGTGAAGCGCATATAGGCTAAGACTATGCCAGCAAGTGTAACCTTGGGGAGAGTCTTTAGCGTAGCGAATGGGAGTTTAGCCATAGCTTCTACATTGGAAAGAGAAGCGAAGGGTGACTTATGCGTGAAGTCAATCCCAAGATTAGGGAAAGAGACAACATAAGGAATGCCGCTAACGGGGCAAACAGAGAATGTCTGCTTAGTCAGATGCAGCATAGTAGCTACTGATGATCTAGACATAATATAAAGGCCTTTAGAAGATACTGCGTTTAGAAGATACTAGCAGAATGCCAGCTAGTAACCCCGATTTTACCATAGGGAAGCGGCAAAAGTCAAGCATTGCCGAAAAATGCTTGAAAATCAATCACTTGGCGAAATCGGGGCATGGAAAAATTCCAGATGCATGAATTTGCTGTATTATGCGAAGCAATCCTTATGTGTCAATACAGTGCAGTATCTCAGATCATTGCAGAGGATTGGTAGGATATGAGGATGCTTAGTTACTACACCGTAGGGGTCTAGCAGCTTGAAGCAGCTTAGAGTTTTTGCCATGTACAGATCATCCTCAACGCAGAATAATATCTTGTTTGCGCTCTGGAATACCTTGTTGTGATCCGTTAAGATATCCATGATAATACTCTCTGCTGCTGCACGCTTCTCTTCTTTACCCATGTGACTAGGAAGCAGAGCGTAGAGCATACCTGAAACGTATGCAACAGCCTGTGCATATGATATGAGCTTCACTTCATTTGTTGAGATAGTATGCGGAAGCTGGGTGCCATGCAAGGTCATCGTGTAGGATTCTGTGCTCTTTGTAGAATAGTAGCCACTCTCTTTCTGTTCTTCTTCCTTGTTGCTAGTTTCAAGAGCAGGCGGGGCAGTGTAGGTATATTCGTACTCTTGTGCATTATCCCGATGGACAATATAACCTATGTAAGGCTTAGTGCTTTCACCATCCTTGAGCTTGGCTGCACGGTGCATAATGATGCCAAGGTTAGAATCAATCTCATCTGCCAATAGCAATTGGGAAGTCTGCATATGCTCTTTGATAGCTTCGATACAAGCAACTCTATTATACATGTCAATTCTTTCTATAAAATGGAAGGGGTAGGTAGAGATATGGACACATTGATACCTTGGGGCATTGTACGGGGTACGGGTCGGGCGGTCAAGGGGCAAATTTGCAGTATTCGGAGACATAAGTATTAAGCGCGAAGCGGTATTAAGCGAACAGCGTTATTCTATGAATAGTGTTTGAAAGTGTGCTCTATAATCTTAATAGTAATGTCCATAAATAGGCCTATAGCAAATTTTAAAATAAAAAACTAATGGAGTAGTATATACTTCTCTCGATACTGCGCGCATTGATCGTATAATAACATAGGCGTAGAATAAGGCATTTTTGGGGATTTGCCCGCCCGACACCACCCCCATTTGTACCCCGAAGGATATAATGAGTGTGTATCCCTACCCCCCTCCCCGATTTTGGGATTCTACGGCCAAGTTTATTCTGTAACCTCCTGGGACAGGGCGGCGCGCAGAATCTCAATATTCAAAATGCATAGTCAAACTGCATAGTCAGACTGCATATGCAGAATGAATGCTGTAGAAGGAACAAAAAAGAATAGAAGAAAGTTGAAAAAGTGCTTGACACGCTCACCCCACTTCTGTAGAGTGGGAACTGTTCCAACCGGAACTAATCCCAAAACCTACTAGGAGTTACTAGAATGAAATCGTTCAAAATGGAAGTTAGCAAGAAAGAAGAAGTTGCCGGCCGTCCGCAATACGTCAAGCAAGGCGAAGTCGAAATCTTCTATCCTACGCTGGAAGATTTCGGTATCACCGCAGAAGTCAAGGAAACCGACGAAGAAGGCTTTCCCGTCTATACCGACAGCAAAATGCAGTATGCTTTTGACGCAGTGCTAGCAGCAGTCAAGGCACAAGCCCGCAACAAGCTGGTTAGCGGCACGGCTACCCTGAAAGACGGCCAGTCCATCGCTACCACGCTTGAACAGCTTCTGGAAAGCAATACCGCTAATCGGGGTGATGCTCTGGCGGCAGTCCGGGAAATGCTGGCCGCGTTCAAGGCTTGGCTTGCTACTACTGGCAAGAAGGAGAGTGTGCAAGCGGCAGTCTATTCGCTGGCCGCGAACCGCACTGGCCTCTCGTTGCAGAGTGAAGAAAAGAAGGGTAAATTCCTTGTCTATCTGGCTGACTTCGCGGGCAAGCTGACTGCTGCACAAGCTGACCGCTTCGCCAAGCCTCTCACCGCCTTGGAAGAAGCCGCGACTGGTGGCGATCCTCTCGACGACATGTAATAGCATTGCCGCAAGGCACACAACAAACCCTGCTCAACGCAGGGTTTTTTATTGCCTATTGCTTCCATGATTGTAGAAGAATAGAAGAAGGGCGCTATGCTCTTATCCCTAGTCAATGGCTATATACATACCAGCGCAATGCTGGACGTGCCTCTGAATGGCGTTGTGTAGCCTTCTAGGTCAATCCTAGTAGAAGAAAAGCGTAGAAACAGACCCCCCTAGGGGCTTTTTTTGACTTCTGGTGGGGCCTGGCGTATCAAAGCCTCCTCTCAAATAATCCTAAACTTTTTCCAATATACCCCCCATATACTAATAGTGCTTTCTTAATAAGCCCAACAAGGAACAGCCCTCCCAAAATTACCTTCCGCGCTTCCCCATATACCCCTATAATCCAGCCATCTACAGAACAACTCCGCTTTTCAGTTGGGAGAATAAAGAAATGTCCTTCTCTACTACCACACAGATCAATAGAATCGCCACTCTCCTAGCTTCTGGCCTCAACCAGGTGCAAGTGTCGTCTATCGTGAACGTCTCACCTTCTCGCATTGCTCAGATTATCGCTACTGAGGACTTCAAACTCGTCTACGCAGATAAGAAACTGGCCCATGACAAGGAAGATGTGGAGAAACTGGCTATTGCTGCCAAGTATCTGAGTGCTGAACACGCTCTCTTGGACCATATTATCTCTCAAGTGCCAAATGTGGAGATGAAAGACGCTGCTGCAGCCCTTAGGATCGTCGTTGAACGCCAAGATAAGGCTGCTGCTCGCATCAATCCTGTGCACGCAGGTGTGATTGTAAATCAAAACATCGTGCAGCTCATGCTTCCTACGCACGCAGTACCAGAGATTGTCCTCAACAGTGACAAAGAGGTGATTGCAATCAACAATCAGACTCTCGCACCCCTTTCTTCTGACGCAGTTACTAATCTTTTCGCAAAACTCTCCAATAAGGAGCCCGATTATGTCCAAGCAAGCCTTCCTGATCTTACAGAAGAGAGCTCTGGCCCTCCTCTTGAAGCCCTCACAACCGAATACGCCTACGCCGCAGCCTAACGCTGGCTAGAAGCTCAATGGCCCGGCCGTCGGCACGACCACCTGCTAGCCGTCCCCTCCTAACGGCATCCCCCTCGCAGCAGGAAACCGCCGGCTGGGCCACCCTATTTAGTAGAAAGCATCTATGCAAGAAATGCAAGACGAAGTAGTTGAACGGCCAGTAGAGAGTGTCAATGTCAGTATCCTAGAAGCGCATGAGCGTGGAAGGACTGACATTAACTTCTTTGCTTCTCTGTGTATTCCAACAGTCTGTCGTTTCGCGCTTCCTCTTTTCTACATAGCTATCTGGAACATGCTCACGAAGCGTTCCGATGCTGATCTGAACAAGCTCCTGCGCTTTGCGTTGGGGCTTCCGCGCGGCCATGCAAAGACTACTTTCATCAAGATCCTAATCTGCTGGTTTATTGTCTATGACAAAGCTAGCTTCATCCTTATCGTCTGTAGCAATGAGGATCTTGCTGAAAACATTCTTGCTGACATCCATGACATTCTCTGCTCTCCTAACATAAAGAGTATCTATGGGAACTGGAATGAATCACTCGCCATTGACAGCGCTGATACCAAGAAAGCTGCCTTCCACGCAAGAGCAGTTACTATCGTTGCGCGTGGGTGGTCCAGTGGTATCCGTGGTCTTAACCTGCAGAATGAACGGCCAGATATCATCTTTTGCGACGACGTACAGACCCGCAAGAATGACGAAAGCCCAGCAGAATCCCACAAGCTTCTCTCGGAATTAACAGGTACTATCTTCAAGGCGATTGCTCCTTTCGGGAATCGTCTGATCATCTACGTTGGTAATATGTACAGCGAGATGTGTATACTGAACAAGTTTAAGAAACACCCGCAGTGGATCTCAATGATCACAGGTGCCATTCTAGCTGATACAACCCCATTGTGGCCTGCGCTCTTCTCGCTTGAAGAACTCATGGATTCCTACTACCATGATGAGGCGCTTGGACTAGCTCACATTTGGTTTGCTGAAGTCATGAATGATCCCCGTTCTCAAGCAAGATCTATTCTACCACACCCAATTCCACCATCACCAATCGAAGATGATGTAGATCTCCTGAACCATGATGGAGCTTATCTAACCATCGACCCGGCTGGCTATCGTGAAGAGAGTGATGATAACGTCATTGCTGCTCACGTAAAGTACGAGAACAAAGCATTTGTAGTAGAGGCCGAAAAGGGTATTATGGACCCATCGGAGCTTATACGCAGGTCTTTGGCTATGGCTATTACTTGGCAAGTCTCTGTTATTGGCGTAGAAAGTGTCGCCTATCAGCAGACTCTCAAGTTCTGGCTAGAACATTGGATCAAGCATTTCGGCTTAAAGGATGTCATAGTCGTAGAACTGAAGCCACACGGACGCACGAAAGAGACACGCATACGCTTATTCGTTCAAGCTCTATACAATGGCAGCTATGTTATTCATAACGCATCTGTACGCAGAGACTACACATGGCAAGCCTCTCTGTATAAGATTGGCCACCCAAAGAACAAGGATGACCTGCTTGACGCTATTGCTTATGGGGAAGATATAAGAAGAGATTACTGGCATCTCCTCCTACCATCTTCTCTCAAGACGATTGACATGACCAAGTGTGCTGTCATTCCAAACAACATCTTCTAACCAAGGAACCAACATGGCCCCCAAACCCACCAGTCTGATTATTCCCTCTAAGGAATCTCAGCAGTTCGTCCAGGACTATCTCTCCAGAATGCTCACTGAGCACAGCAAGCATACTGATTATGCGAACAAGATGGAGGTCATTGATCAGGCCTATGCAAGATATATCTCCAACGTTGATCCTGTTACTGGTATTGTTAGTGGCGAAGGGATTGATGCTGCTACACAACCTGTTGGCGTGGTGAACATGCCTTCTACTACTCCTCCTGTTGTCGTCTCTCAGGTGGGTAGTATGGTCGCCTACTTAGCCGATGTGTTCCTTTCCGGCTATCCGATGTTTCCTGTCGTCTCCAATCCGACGAACAAGGCCCAAGCTGAGCAGCTGGAAGTTCTCCTAGATGACCATGCCACTCTCGGTGGTTATGCTCGTCAACTTCTCCTGTTCTTCCAAGACGGCGTCAAATACAACATCTCGGCTCTTGAAGCCGACTGGTCAGCTGTTGAGCAATATGCTCTGGCTGACACCATGCTCGAACCTGGCACGCAGAAGGTCCAGAAAGATAACAAGTCCTTCACGAAGCTCAAGCGTCTCGACATGTACAATACCTTCTGGGACATGACAGTCTCTCCTGGTGATGTAGCAGTTGAAGGTGACTATGCTGGCTATATCGACATCATCTCCCGCACCAAACTGAAGCGTCTGCTGAATAAGCTGAGCAATGACAACGAAGCTTTCAACGTAAGAGAAGCTCTCGCCTCGACTGTTAACGACAGCGCATTCCGTCTGCACCCGCAAGTATCTCAGTATGTGACCAGCAAGAAGCCAACTACTGGCATGGACTGGGGTCGGTATATCACTGGGAAGTCGTCTACTGAGACCATCGGAGATGATAACTTCGAGATCATTCGCTTCTACGCGCGTATCATCCCAGCAGACTTCCAAATGTCTGTTCCGATGCCTAAGACTCCGCAGATCTGGAAGTTCATCGTCGTCAATCAGCAAGTCCTAGTCTACGCAAAGCGTGTGATCTCTGCTTACGACATGCTCCCAATCCTCTTCGGTCAGCCTCTTGAAGATGGTCTGGGTTATCAAACGCAGTCTATCGCAGAAGCCAACATTCCTTTCCAGGAAGCTGCAAAGACTCTCTTTAACATTCGCTTCAATGCGGCAAGAAGAGCAGTTAGTGATCGTGCTCTCTACGATCCTGATCTCATCTCCAGTACTGATATCAACGCTCCTGTTCCTGCTCCTAAAATCCCAGTCAAGTCTAACAGGCTGGACAACAAGACCATCGCCGATGCTTACCATCAAATCCCCTTCGACGCTCGCGGTACAGAATCTACGCTTCAAGATGCTGTTACGATCATTGGCATGTCAAAGGACCTTAGTGGCCTCAACTCGCCTATGCAAGGACAGTTCCAGAAGGGTAATAAGAGTGTCCAAGAATGGAATGATACGATGGGGAACTCTGATGCTAGGCTCCGTATGCCTGCGCTCACACTTGAGTACCAGGTATTCGTTCCTCTCAAAGAGATCCTTAAACTCAATATCTTCCAATACGGCCAAGATGTCCAGCTACTCTCGCAAAAGACTGGTGCGCTGATCCAGGTCAAGATGGACGAGATTAGAAAGGCTGTTCTTGCTTTCCGTCTGGCTGATGGCTACACGCCTAAATCTAAGCTTGCTGGCACAGAAGCTCTGAACCAGATGATGCAGTTCATCACTCAGTCTCCTATCCTTGGTCAGTACTATGGGCCAGCATTGCCTGGTATCTTTGGGCATCTTGCTCAGCTCATGGGCGTAAGAGGACTGGAAGAGTATCTGCCAAACCAGGAAGCTGCTATGCAGAACAGACAGCAAGTTCTCATGCAAGACGCTCAGGCTGCGGCAGTTGCCAAGCAAGGTCCAGCAGAAGAAGCAATGGAAGAATAGTTTTTGTCGTAAATAGGAGAAACCATCATGTCCGCAATTTCAACCATCGTAGTACCGGAGGTCTTGTCGACTCCAGAAGAGCTTGAGATTATCAAGGTCTTTGCTTCACCTGTAGTGCAGAAGTACCTGAGGATAATGGGAGTCAATGACGCTTCGGAGTTGTTGTCTCTCAATGTTCTCGACATGTCGGAGACGAGTATCGCTAACAGGCATCACTTCGTATCTGGCAAACTTGCAGTATATTCAACCCTGTTGTCCATCAAACCCTCCACCTAAGGAACTGCCATGTCCATCTTTGATCTCTTCGCCGCCAAACCCGCCACTCCTGCTGAACCTGCTGCTCCTGCTACAGGTGACAACAAGCCAGCTGAAGGTCTTAGCGCTTCTCCGGCTACTACCGATGCTGCTGGCAAAATGCCAGGCACCAATACTATGCCTGAAAATCCTCTCGATGCTTACGCCAAAATGTTCGATAATGCGGCTAAGAACTCAGGAATACAAGCCCCAGATTTTGCACTTGATCCTAAACTGGTCAATGATGTTGCCAGTAAGATGGACTTTACTAAGGAGATTTCTCCTGAACTGATGGAGAATGCTCTCAAGGGTGATGTTAAGGCTCTCCTAGGTGTGATTCAAGCCACTTCTCAGAATGCTTATAAGGCAGCATTAAGTCACGGAACCGCCTTAACTGACACGTTCGTAAAGAACAGTGCGGAATACAACAACAAGCAACTGAAGTCCGGTGTTCGTGGCGAGCTTACTACTCAGGCTCTCTCCGATGCTCCTAACTTCGATCATCCAGTAATTCGTCAGGAACTCATCCGCGTTGCAGAGCAGTTTGCTAAGGCAAATCCTGATGCGCCTCCTCAAGAGATCGCAGCTTCTGCTAAGCAGTACATGACTGACATCGCCAGTGCTCTTAATCCGAAAGCCCCAGCTAAGCCGGCGCCTGAAGGTGAAAGGGACTGGATGAAGTATCTTTCGGCGTAACCTTCTCTCCAACTTCTACAAGGAACCACCATGTCTCTCCTCTCCGGTATCTTCAACATCAGCCAGAACCCTGCTGAACTGAACATGAAATCTTTCGCGGGTACTATCCTGCGACTGTTTCCGAATGGCTCGGCGCCTATGTTCGCTCTGACTTCGCAGACTGGCAAGTCTACTGCCAAGTCCACGCAGCACGGCTACTTCAGCAAGACGATGACGTTCATCAAGACCACGATCACCACGGCTATCGCCTCTGATGCTACTACCAACCTCGAAGTGGCTTCCAGTGCCGGTATGACGCCGGGCATGGTCCTCTTCTTCCCGTCAGTTCGTGAGAACGTGCGTGTTACGGCTATCGTCGACGCTACTAACATCACTGTCAAGCGTGGCTTCGGTCGTACTGCTGCTCAAGCTGTCATCGCTGACAATGCTGTTGTCTTCCAAGTCGGTACGGCTTTCGAAGAAGGTTCTGTTCGCCCGACCGCGCGGATGCTGGCTACTACCTACATCCCGAACTACACGCAGATCTTCCGTAATGCGTGGGGCCTGACTGATACTGCTCGTGCTTCTATGTCGGAGCTGGGCTACAGCAACGTGGCAGAATCCCGCAAGGATTGCTCGATGTTCCACGCTACTGATATCGAGTCGGCTATTATCTGGGGCCAGCCAGTCGCTCCGGCAGTCGGTCCTGGTGGTCAGCCGCTTCATGCTACCCAAGGCGTTATCGACGCGATGGAACAGTATGCGCCGGGCAATACGAACGCCGCTGCTTCTACCACGACGTACGATCAGCTGGTTGCTCTTCTGGAACCTGCCTTCGCCTACAGCACCGACATGGCCAATCCGAAGGAGCGTACTCTGTTCGGCGACGCTCAAGCCATCCGTGTTCTGAATGCGATCGGTGTCAAGTCCGGCCAAGTCCAGCTTACCACGAATGAGACGAGCTTCGGCATGAACTTCACCAAGTTCAAGTTCTACAAGGGTTCGATTAATCTCATCGAGCATCCTCTGATGAACGGTCTGGGCCAAGCTGGTTCTGCTCTTGTCATGGACATGCCTGCTCTCAAGCTGGCTTACTTGGAAGGCCGTGATACTAAGGCCGAAGAGTACGGTTCCAACGGCAAGATCCTCGAAAGCGGTATTGACGGTGTCGGCGGTTCGCTTACTACGGAACTCGCTGTCGAACTGATCAATCCTTACAGCTGCGCCTACATCACGGGCCTGACTGCAGCAGCCTAACACTGGTGAGCAGTGTCTTGCCTCTCAGTACCTAATACGGCTGAGAGGCTTTTTTACATCTACAGAAAGAACATCATGACTACTCTTGCTGAAAAGCTTGCCGCTACTGCTGCTTCCATGAAGGACGAGCTTCCTGCGGCTGATCCAATTCCGAACGCTGACGAACAGAAGACTCCTGTTCAGAAGTATATGGCGGCCGACGGTTCCCAACGTGGTTATCAATGGAGTGGTGGTATTCTGCGGCCGAACGCCAACGGTATCTACGTCGCAACTACGCAGGTGGAGCAGAATCTCTGCGAAGCTCTCGTCGATGCAGGTCGCCTGCAACCCATCGAATAACAGTAAGGAACCACAATGAACTTCTCTCAGGTCGTACAGGCTGTCCTTGATATCACGAAGCGGCCTGATAAGTTGGTAGAGACGCAGCGGGCTGTTAACGCTGCTATCTCTTTCTATTGTCTCAAAGGTGAATTCGACCAAGACAAGAAAGAAGCCTCTGTTGCTATCACTGCCAATAGCTACGGCGGTACGGTGAATATCGCAACCCCATGCCCCAGACTACGCCGTTTCATCTACATCAATAAGCCAGGCGCTCTTGGCTATCTCACGAAGATTGGTGCGGATAAGCTCTTCACTCCCGGACACGCTACACAGAAGGACGTCTATTACCTGATCGGCCAGGAATTGAACTACGTCCTCAGCACTCCAGCTTCTACGCTGAATGTTGCTTTTCTCCAAGCTCCTCCTACACTGACTGGAACTGATACCTATTGGTTCCTTGATGTTGCTGACGCCTGCGTGATTGACAAGGCAGCTTCGCGCATCTTCCAGCTTATCGGTGACGAACAGAGTATGGGCGCACACAACGCAATGGCTCGTGAATTCTATGATGCCTTCGTTCGTGACCAGTCTCAACCCTAAGGATTGACCATGTCTGCATTTACTCCAAGAATATTACCCAGTAGTGGAAGCACTGGACC